TGTCAGCATCGCAACCGTATTGATTTCGCGATCAACGACAAAACCGTGCTTATATTGATACTCATTAAGAATGAGAACCACTTGAGGAATTGAATTGGGTTCCAATAAATCTCGACTCTGATCATAGAGACGGCGAACGACCGACGAAAAATCAATATCGGGATTCAGCGAAACCCAGGTTCGCATATCACGAAAATTCTTTTCTTTCAACGTTTTAATGAGATCTGAGATGTCTAAGTCATTGATCTTAGTCAAAAGACCGGAATCAATTTTTCCTCCGCGTTCGGTTGCATAACGCTGGCACTCGTTCAAAATTCTTCGCCAGTCTGGTGCATGTTTACTGATCAGAGACAATAAAACTTCTTTATCGTATTCAATGCCTTCGGTCTTGAGAATAAAGATCAATCTCTTCAAGAATTCTGTCAGTATCTTCGGCTTACGAAAATCAACCTTATTGAATTCGATTGGAATCATTCGAGAATGAAGAGGCTCAATGATTCGATTGATGTAATTGACAGTGAGAATGAAACGAGCATTATCCGAATACTCTTCCACTAAACCTCTCAATGCTGTCATAGCATTGGTTGACATATACTCGGCTTCGTCAATCAACACCACTTTATGTTTGGTATTATCCGAAAATGCTGATACGGTAGAAGCAAATGACTTGATCTTGTTTCGTAGAACATCGATACCGGTTTCATCAGACCCGTTGACCAACAGATATTCTAAACCCATTTCTCGACACAACGCTTTAGCCGCAGTCGTTTTGCCGGTTCCGGGCGAACCGTGAAGAATGTGAGACTGAACCTCGCCAGACTTGATCATATTGGAGAAGAATGATCTAAGCGTCTCAGGCAAGATCATATCGGAGATTGTTTGTGGACGATACTTTTCAACCAACAAAAACTCATGTTGCGTCATGTTAAATTCACCTTATACAAAGTTTTGAATGGGTCTTCAAAGCGAAAACCCATTCGAATATTCTAGTCTTCTTCTGAGGTTTCGTCAACCGTGTTCGCCATCAGCGCAGACTCATAAAGATGAACGAGTTCATCAACTTCTTGCTGAATTTCGTTCAGAGAGTTTTCGTACAAAATTTTTCCGAGTTGGCGCATTTTCTTCGGCTCAATTCCGATTTCTTCCTTTGCGCGAAGACAAATTTCCTTGATGAGATCTCGTTCAGCCTGTTGGCGTGTCATTGAATGAGAAATCTCTTGCATGAAATTTCTAAGTTTTTGTTTTTCTGCTTGATTCATGATTATTCTTCCTCTTGATTACCATTTACATTACCAAAATTTGATGATCTGTCCAAACCACAGAAAAAGCGAACGTCATTGTTTTGAGCAATAAATTCCGCAATCTTTGAGCCATTTGGAAGAACGTAGAGATTGCACATATAGTCATCTGGAATAAACTTCATTTGATCAAAAGAGACGACCATTTCAAATGGAATCTCATTCTCAATTGAAGATGTTCCCAAATTCAACTCAAACGAATTTGAAGACGCAATATTTTGATCAGTGACAACAGCGGAAATGTCGTTGCCATTGGTTGATCGAAACGAAAGATTTTCGAAACGAAACGTTGATGCAGCCTTGCGGAGCTTTCCAAAATCCTCTTCTGTTAAAGGAAAAGAAACCTTCGGATCCGAAACAGAAAAATTCTTTTCTGAAAAATCGATAATCTTCTTGGAGAGAACGCGAACGGACGCTAGAAAATACTTGACTTTTGATCGCTCACCAGCAATCGTAACGTACTGTTTTTCGGCATCAATGACGATTTGTGGATTTTCGAATAGAGCCAGTGTGTTTAGAAATTCTCCAAGATCATAAATGGCGATTTCATGATCAAACGTTTCTTCAATATTTGCGATAGAGAGAATCGTTCCTTTTTCATTCACGGAACGAAGTTGTGAACCGGGTTTAATCAGCAAATTGCCATTAATACCCGCGTAATTCTTGAGAATGTTTAATGTGTTTTGTGAAAGTTGCATTTTTCTTCAACCACCTGATTTCGGCATGATATTTGAACTACAGATTATCTTGAGAGCTTCGTCTTCGCTGAATCCGCGAGCGAGCAGTTGAAGATAGAAATTATGATACATTTTCGATAGAGTCTCGAAAAATTCCTCAGAAGACGCAATGATTTTCATTGCCGCCAAATAATTATCAAACATGGTATAACTTTCTCCAATTATTGTTGTACAAAAAACTCGTTTTCAGACTTTTTAATGAACCCTCTTTCTATCAAAATATCAATGATCTGTTCCATCTCGATTCTCGCAAGATACAGACCAGTTTTAACAAAAATATCATCCGTTATCGAGTCAACGGTTTGCGTGTCAAACTTCCATGCGTCGATCCAATCGTCGTAATTTGGTTCGGGAAAGGATTGTATCATAAATCTGCCTTCAAAAAAATTCGTCTTCGTCCAACTCTTCCGAAAAATCGGGAATTTTACTCATCTCTTCGTTGATGATATCCTCCCATTCTTGGTTGAGATCTTTTAATGCACGAAAAAGCATCTCAAGATGTTCTTGAGAATAACAGTAACCCTTATCTTCCCCGGATGGAAAATATCTGTAGAATCCGTCGACATCTTGAACGAAATCACCGAGATATTTTCCTCCACGTTTATAGTAGACTTTCTTATACGAAGACGTTTGATAATTACAGTCTTCTATAATTAGATAATCTCTATAGTCCCAAGACATACTTTACTTCTCGACTACATTGTCAATATAGATTGATTGTTCTGTCGCGCTTTCGGAAACCGCGAACGTGATTAGACTCTTATAGTCACCTTCTGGAGTTGCGTCATGTGAAACAAAGATTACCGCACAACCATAAGAGTTTTTTGAATCAAGATCGACATCCCGAGAAACCCCATAAAAAGACTGTTCCTCAGTTTCGCCCATCGGATGATTGCGATGCATGTACCCGTAGAATTCGTTGCTGTCGTCTTCGTATAGATAATCAATCACTTCATTCACAAACGGCTTACACATTTCGGCAGTGACGCCCTTGTGAATATACATGTCATTGCTGACATCTGTATTCCAAGGCGAATCGGCAAAAACGTTGAAAGAAACAACACTTATAAGCAATAGCGGAGTCACGAATTTCATTTTATAGTCTCACTTTAATTTTCAGAAATAGTCTTGGTGCCGTTGACTTGAATACCATTTTCATTCCAGGCAGAGAATGAAAACAAATAATATATTTCATCCATGTAATCATCATAAAACAACTTGTAATTCGAGATTTCAACGTCTCGATACCCATGATCTTCAAGCCATGATTCGGCTTCTTTTCTTGCTTCAACGGCAGTCTTCATATTCTCTTTACCCTTTCTATCTCACAACTTCATTATAACACAAACAATCATGAAGTCAAACATTTTTTATGTTGAAACGACTTCCACAATATTTACATTCATCCCATTCCGTCCCAAGTCCATTTGATACCGAATCCCCCGACACATGTCCGATGTCTCCGCATTCTTGTTGAAGGCGCGAAACTGCTTTCACTGCTTCTTGATAGTCCAATATCAAATTTTTATCCACAACGACAGCTTCATTCGGATCAATTTCCAGAGATTTTAAAATTTCTAACCAAGACACTCTCAGCTTACTTTTCTTCGTGGTCAAGCGAAAAATTTCACGCGAAATCTCTTCTTGACGTTCACCTTGAATGACCAAAACCTTTTTCGCCTCTTTTCGTAGTATTGGAAAATTCGTCGACCACTGTGAATTGACAATGATGCTTTTCCATCAGAATCGCTTGAGCAATATGCTCACCCGGATCAATCTTGAAAGCGTCTACCGTTCGATTGTATACGCAAATTTTAATTTCACCTTGATAGTCGGAATCGATCACACCTGTTCCATTGCCTAGCACAATTCCGCTATTGCAACCCTTTCCGCTTCTCGGAAAAAGAAGTAGAACATAATCAGGATTCTTAATCCAGACAGAAAGACCAGAAGGAATGAACTCTGTTTGAAACGAATGAACAATTACAGGTTCGTCAACTGCTGCAATGATATCAAATGCTGCTGCGCCTTCTGTAGCGTATGTGGGTAAATCCCATACACCATCTAGATAATTTTGGTGTAACAGTTTTAATTCCACTTGTTGAATGTTGTTCAAATTGTTCCCCTACTTCTTGAATGATTTTTTGAGAATTTTTTCCGCGTCTTCTCGATTTCTAAAATAGCCACTGAAACCGCCGCGATACGTTGTCAGAAATCTCCACTTTTTATCATTGTGAAGATACAATGTATCGTAAAACGGCTTTCCCGGTTCTAGAATCAGAGAAACGTAATATCCAAGTTCTCCAAGTTTGACTGTTGGATCTTCGTAAATTTTATCTTTAATTTCGGAATAAGTATGAGGCTTGTCATAATCTTTCATTCGATTCTATCCCCTGTCTACTGCCAGATACATCATCTTGTCTGCACCAACATCTGTTCTATAATAACCGCTATAAGCATCGCGAAAAAGGGTCGATTCTCTCCACTTACCGTCATTATGGAGATATAGATATACTTCCCGATCTAAACCGAAATCGTTCTCCAAAGGAAGCAAATCTTTACGAATCACCAACATGGATACATAAAACCCGAATCCGTCATTATACTTTACAGATGGTTGAACTAGAATGGCATAATACGGAATTTCATAGAAAAAGAATTCGATCATTTTAAAAATCCTCTTCGGTTTCTTCCAGTTCTCGGATTGCGCCATTAATATCCTGATCTCCAAAATCAATTCCGATTTCTTCGAGAATATTTGCAGCGACGCGAATCAATTCGGCTCTTGCACGAATTTCTCCGAGATCATTAAAAGTTCGCTTTGACATATCCAAACTGCGAAGATTTTCATAACAATCTTCCAGATCAGATAGTGTATTCTGAAAGCGACAGTACGACATGTTACTCATAATTTCTATGCCTCAAAACGAAAATCAATTTTCTTCGGAAACATGCTGGCACCAATGATGCAAGCAAAGAAGAGGCCGATCAGAAACTTTCTTCCGTAAAGCCATTCCGGAAGAGCGTATGCAAGGTTCAGGCCGATGATAAGGAATGCTTTCATGGTATATTCTCTCTTAATTTTTCACGCAGATTCCGAATTTGCTCTTTTCGAAACCGATTTCACACACATCTTTGAGAACTTCTATGGCATCTTTTTTGGAAGACATCCAATCGTCGCCTTCCATGAACATTTTGCTGTCACATTCAAGCCGAATGAACCAAAAGTTCTGTCCTTCAACTTTGACGATCTCGGCTAGACCGCTAACAGTCTCACCGTCAAGAGTCGTTGAAACTACTTCGGTATAATAACCTGATGCGACACGTTTCATCTTGAATCTCTTTCTCGTTTGTCCCGACCACAATTACATTGTAGCAGATTCCTTAGCCGATGCAAGACTTTTTTCAAAAAATTTCTTAATCTTTAAGTCTTGTTTGCGAGACGAATCAAAAAATTCATCTAGTGGCATTTGATTACGAACTCTTGCTACAAACAAATATGGTCCATAAAAAGGAATACCATCCAAAATAGACATCTGCTCGCATGACTCGATCAAGATATCAAGATTGTCCGGAGTGATCTCTTCTGCATCCGCGCAAGCCTGGCCGATCACGTCATTTGTAATGACATAAAATTTCGGGAGTTCTGTACCATCACTAAAATCGGTCCAGATGACATCTCCAAATAAATCAAATCGAGCGATTGCCGCCATGACATCCATGATGAAGGTCGTGTAATATGTTGCATCAGTTTTCATAATCACAAAGCCTCTCTGCATATGATAGAATTTCTTGGTGACAAACTTCTTTTGAACAATGATTAGTTTCTTCTGCTTGTAGTGAAGCGTTCACAACAACGTAAAGAAAAAATGCTATGCTTGCGACCATAGTCACCAAGTAAAACGTTGGAATTAAGTCAAGATTTTTCATTTATTATCTCATTAATCGGAAAGTTAATAATGCATCATTACAAAACTATATTTCTATCTGATATTCATCTCGGCACTAGAGCGTGTAAAGATGTCGCTCTTCTTCGTTTTCTCGAAAAACACCCATGCGAAACGATGTTTCTCGTTGGCGACATTTTCGATGTATGGGCAATCAAACGAAAATTTTACTGGAACGATACTCAGAATCGAATTGTATCAGAAATTCTTAAAATGTCAAGAAAAGGCACGAAAATAATCTACGTTCCTGGCAACCACGATGAGATCATGCGACAATTCATCGGACATTCTTTTGGTGAAAATATCGAGATTCACGACGAATTCATATTCGCACATCAAGATAAATCCTATCTTGTCGCTCATGGTGACGAATTCGATTTTATCATTCAGAAGCAAAAATGGTTAGCTGAAATTGGTTCCATGATATATGACTGGAGTGTCGTCGTCAATGGTGCGACAAATCGTGTTCGCAAGTTCTTTGGTCTTCCTTATTGGTCGCTTAGTGGATTCTTAAAAAGATCAGTAAAATCAGCATCTTCGTACATTGATTCTTTTATGGAAGCGGGTGTCAAAAGATGTCTGGATGAAAATCTAGATGGTATCATATGTGGACACATCCATGCACCAAAAATCGATTCCGTTTCTGGTATTCGCTATCTGAATTGCGGAGACTGGACAGAGAGTTGTTCTGCTATTCTATTGAAAACAGACGATCACGATTTCGAATTGAAATTTTTTCACGATAAATAATAAGAATACAACAAAGCGAATAAAAATAGAGTAAAAATAATCAATGGCTACACAAACACTTTCTATTGCAGAATTTGAAGAGATTTATGATGTCAACTTCGCAACAAAAGCTCTGAGAGTTCAGAATATTGAATTCTCGGATGATGGGGCAACAGTCTCTCATTCTCTTCCTTTTCATGCGAACACTCGATTAATTCGATTGGCAACAACCGCACCATGTTGGATTATGGTTTATCCACACACCACCGACGAAGGTTCGATTGTTCCAAGCGAAGAGACAGGTATCATTCTTCTCAATACTGAGACTGAGCTATTCAGTGTGAGAGGATTTCAGAAAATTGCAGTAAAATTTTCGACTGATTTTGGTAGTCTTTGATGCTTAAAGATCCGATTTTTATACAGAAGCCTCCGAAACTTTTCTCGGGTTCTGTCAATGTTTCTGACGATAATTTTTTGTCTGCTTCTCGTTTCGTTTTTGTAGTTGATACACCGGATCTCAAAAATCTTTCGTTTCATTGCCAAACGGTTTCAATTCCCTCAATGAGTGCTCAGAACGTGGAAGTTCCCGTTAGGCAATACGTTCCACAAATGACGAGTGATCGGATCATCTATGATCCATTTGATGCAACTTTTTTGGTCGATGAGAAATTAGAGAATTTTAAAGCCGTTCAACAATGGCTTATTGATAGTGTGACATCGAATGTAATCTTGAAAAGAGATCTCTCGTTGCTAATCTATAACAATTCTAACATACATTCTCAGACTCTTCGATTTGTTGGAGCATTTCCAACTTCACTGTCTCCGATTCCATTTGTCGCCAATGCAAGCGACACAACCTATATGGCATCTTCCGTTTCATTTGCTATCGACTACTATTATTTTGATCTAGCATCTTAGAGAGTGACTAAGAGAAATCTTGTTGCTACGCAAAAGGATCGCACTGCGATCCTTTTTCTTTATGGTAAAATATGAAAAGTGAGAAAAGGATGTCCCTTCCAGTTTTTGAGAGTCAAATTCGAGCTTAACCTATTATAATATATTATTAACCCGGAGAGGGTATATATATTATAACGTCAGATTTTGAGTTTGTCAATAGGGGAAACTACTGAGACATTTTTGCAACAAAAGAGCATATTTTGGTGTCACAGAAAACGAGCGAGAGAAAGTGGATTTCCTTAAAACTAACCAAAAGTGACAGACTGAAACCTTAATAAAATCAATAAGTTAAAAAGGTCAAAAATCGACTTTTTTCAAGGTAGTATCTCAGATAGGGTCAGAAATCACAATTTTCATTTATTTTTAATCTTTTTTCAGAAAATATATACAAAACAAATACTTATATGAATAATCAGCTTCAGCCAAATTCGATATTTTTAGAAAAAGTGAACAATGTTTTTATGCGTGTTCACGCTGACTATTCGATTCGTATGGAAATGTACGAGTATTTTCTACACTTCGCACCAAACTACAAATTTGCACCAAAGTACAAGGCGAGAGTCTGGAACGGAAAGATTGGTTTGTTCAAACTAAATGATTCTCTAATCTATATTGGATTGCTTGAAGACGTATTGAAATTTGCCGAAGAGTTTCAATATGAAGTTGAAGGCGTCGATCAATTCGTATCAAAAAGAAATGAAGAGAAGACGAAACAAATCATTCAAACGATAAAGTCTATTCAAGTTGCAGAAAAATTTGATTTACGAGATTACCAAATTGCTGCGACAGCTTCGTGTATCGAGAATGAACGACAAACTGTTATCAGTCCAACCGGATCAGGCAAATCTTTAATTATTCACTTATTTTGCCAATGGCATCTGAAATATAATGAACCGGAATTCCCTATTCTGATTATCGTGCCCACAATCTCATTGATTTCGCAAATGAAGAATGATTTTCTTGAATACAATCCGAAAATAGACCCAAATTCTATTCATACAATATTTGGTGGACAAGATAAACGATTCGGACCAAAGACGAAAATCATTGTGTCGACGTGGCAAAGCGTGTATGAACTTGATTCTCAATGGTTTAATCGTTTTGATGCAGTAATCGTTGATGAGTGTCATCTGGCTAAGTCTTTGTCTTTGATCAAGATTATGGAAAAATGTGCAAATGCTAGATATCGAATCGGTATGACCGGATCTCTGCCAAAAGACACCTTGTCACAACTGA